ACCGGCAACGAAACCAGCGAAACCTGGTTCAACGCGGCCATCGCCATGAACAAGCCGTGGTCAGAGAAGCTGCTTGACGTAAAAGAAGACGTCCAGCGCGGCCTGATGAAGCTGCAGCAGATTGAGCAAGAGACCGGCCTGACCATTGAGCAGGTAAAAGATATCAACCGTCGCATGTCCATCGGTGAAGCGAAAGCTCGCCGTGCGAAGAAAGAGATGGTTGAAGCGAACCTGCGTCTGGTTATCTCGATCGCCAAGAAATACACCAACCGCGGTCTGCAGTTCCTCGACCTGATCCAGGAAGGCAACATCGGTCTGATGAAAGCGGTTGATAAGTTTGAATACCGCCGCGGCTATAAGTTTTCCACCTACGCAACCTGGTGGATCCGTCAGGCGATCACCCGCTCTATCGCAGACCAGGCGCGCACCATCCGTATTCCGGTGCATATGATTGAGACGATCAACACGCTCAACCGTATTTCCCGCCAGATGCTGCAGGAGATGGGCCGCGAGCCGACGCCGGAAGAGCTGGCCGAGCGTATGCTGATGCCGGAAGATAAAATTCGTAAGGTGCTGAAAATCGCCAAAGAGCCGATCTCCATGGAAACGCCGATTGGCGACGATGAAGATTCGCATCTGGGAGATTTCATCGAGGATAACACCCTCGAGCTGCCGCTGGACTCTGCCACCACCGAGAGCCTGCGCGCCGCCACCCATGACGTTCTGGCTGGCCTGACCGCCCGAGAAGCGAAAGTCCTGCGTATGCGCTTCGGTATCGACATGAATACCGATCACACGCTGGAAGAAGTGGGTAAACAGTTCGACGTTACCCGCGAACGTATCCGTCAGATCGAAGCGAAGGCGCTGCGTAAACTGCGTCATCCGAGCCGCTCTGAAGTGCTGCGTAGCTTCCTCGACGATTAATTATCGCCGCGTACCGCAAAAAGCCAGTCAAATGACTGGCTTTTTTTATGCCTGAACGGTAATCATTTATTTAAGAAATATTAAAAGCAAAATATAAAACCCTTAAAAATATATTCAGGCCATATTCTTAATTACTTCTTTATAGGCAGATAAAAAACTGGACTCACTGTTTTACGTTTGTACTATGGGTTTATGGATAGCCCATAGGGCCTAAGACGGAAGATAAATCATAGGGAAATGGAATGAATAGCAAGCGTAAAATTCAGCTGGCTGATTTTAATAGAACGGTTATTTTAACCACATCTAATACCTTATTTCTCAGTCGCGGAATAGAAAATACCACCATGGATGTGATCGCCCATGAAACGGGTTTTAGCAAAACAACGCTTTATACCTATTTTGAAAATAAAAAAGATATTCTGGATCATCTTATCCTTCAGGGAATGGAGCATTTCCATCAGGAGGTGCTAAAAATAGCCAATCGGCAAAATTCATTTCGCGACTTTTATCGCGAGCTATGCCATGCGCTGATCGCTCTCCACGAAGCGAGCATTGCCTATTTTCCCGCTATTACAGGCAAAATCGCGAGTTCTGAAAAAATCACTAAAAACAATAAAGCGTTGAAAAGTATCTCTATGATTGGTGAACAGATAAACCATATTATCGCCGCGCAAATTACCGACGCCGCCGAAAAAAAAGAGATCGCGCTGAATGCTCCCGCCGCGGACGTCACGATGCTGTTCTGGCTCTGCCTGACCGGACTCGTAGAAAAATCATCACATAGAGAATCCTATCTTTTACGTCACCTTGAAAAAGACCGTAAATCCTTTCTCGACTTCGCTTTTAACTCAGTACTATTAATGATAGAAAAAGGGAATATTAGCGATAACGCAAAAGCTGGCTAAAGCCTCAGGCTTTAGCCAGCGCAGAGTCGTCCGCAGTGCCTTAAAGCCCTCGCGTTGCCAGCGCCTCGTCAAGCTCCCGGTAGGCCTCCACCAGCTTATCCAGCGTCGCCCGGTTGAGCCCGCTGGGATTTGGCAACACCCATACTTCCGTCGCGCCTATGGTCACCTGCTGTTTACCCCATTTTACGCCGCGTACCTGAAACGCTTTCTCGAAGGCCTGTTTACCGAGGATCGCCAGCGCATACGGCTGATACTCTTCCATTTTTCTGACCAGCTCCCGGCCACCGTCACGGAGCTCCAGCAGCTCGACCTCGCTGGCCTGCACCGTTGGGCGCTCGACGAGCATGGTGATCCCGCAGCGAGTATCCAGCAGCTGAAGTTCCTCCTCGGGCTTCAGCAGACGGTCGGTAAACCCGGCCTGGTGAATCACCTTCCAGAAGCGATTTCCCGGATGGGCGAAATGAAAACCGGTATGGGCGGAAGACTTCCCCGGATTGATACCGCAAAAGACGACCCTCAGGTTCGGCGCCAGAATATCGTTAATCATATTTTCCCCAGCTCAATACCTAAAAGGTCATTATAAAGGATTGAAAATGCGTTGTTTATAAAAACAGCAGGCGTGCGTTTTAGGCTGGATTGCGGGCAACAGTTACTTTATAATCCTTCGCCACGGCCCCTTAGCTCAGTGGTTAGAGCAGGCGACTCATAATCGCTTGGTCGTTGGTTCAAACCCAACAGGGGCCACCAAATTTTAGCTTTAAAATCATATAGTAAGCCACTTCTCGCGAGGTGGCTTTTTCATATCAGAAACGCCATTGGCAGCAAAATGGCAGCAGGTTTTTCACGTACTCATACTTTTTAAGGACAGACTCGTATGAAAAAACCTCTTTTGGCCTTGCTACTTGTCGCATCTCAAAGCGCCTTCGCAGACAAAATCCCGGACTCTATTGAGAATCTAATTGCTGTTTACGATACAAGATCGCACAGCCTAGACAATGGCGAGCTAACCATTAAATACAGCAAACGAAAATTATTGATAGATGCCGCTGAATCACTTTTCAGCGGCATTTGCAATGATTACTTTATGAACAAATGGAAGCCAGAGACGATTAAAAAAATTACTCTGTTAAATGTTTCCCATGACCAAGGTTTTAGGATTAATGGCGGTGGAGTTGAATGTAAAAAAACTGGCTCCATGGAAAACGAAAAGGCACGCGCTTACAGAACCAGTTTGATTGAACCTCTGCAATAAACTTTTGTTACTTTAAAAGTTCATATGCCCCTGCCCGGCGGCAGTGGGGTGCGGCGGGGCATTATCAATAACTCCAGGTGTCATGATGTATCGCACTACGGTTTCATGAGTGATGAAGGTGGTTCCGCAATTAATGTTCTGGCACTGACAGTAACGCTCTTTTGTCTGATCCGTTACCCGAAAGCTACTCCGCGTATGCGCCGCGTGGCCGCACTTTGGACAATTCATCATTACATTTATCTCCCACCCCGTACATTTTAATCACATAATGATACACATAACTTCCATTTTGTGAACCTATTCAACTCATTTCTAAATCATCAATTTTCACTTCCAGTTCGATACTGGTCGTAAATCCGCTATCCGGGTTGACCGTGTGCGTTAACGTTGTGATGGTCCATTCCGCATCATCAATGGGCTGTTTAAAGCCGCTGACCTTAACGGGCATTTCCGTATAGAGATCCGCGCGCCCTTCTGCCAGCTGAAGAGAAAATGACGCCACACCGCGCTGCAGCCGCTCCCAGTTCATTTTTGCAGCCCGTTCTGCATTACTGCGGTTCGCATAGGTACGGTTCAGAACCAGCACATTCTCATCCGTTCCGACCAGGTAATCCCCCTGCTTTGCTTCCGGCTCTTTGGGTTTTGTCGTCCTACGGCGGCGCTTCACCTTTACAGTTTCTTTCTTTTCCGGTTCCCGGGTATGCAGCCAGTGAGCGATAACACCCGTATATGCTCCCCTGTCAGCCAGGCTAAACCGGTGACTGTCTCCGTCCTTACGGGTAATAGTGATGACCGGCAACGGTTTACCACTTGCTGTTTTCCCCTGCCCCTGCCGGATAAACAGCAAATTACCGTCCTTGACTGAGGCAATCGCGCCATACTGCCGCGCCAGCTTCATTAAAAAGCTGGCGTCGCTTTCGTTGGTCTGGTCCAGGTGATCCAGCGCCATCGCAGCAACATCATTTCCTATAGCAACTTTAAGGCTGTGCCGTGCGGCAATGTCTTTCACCACATCGCCCACTGTCGTTTTGTGCCAGGACTTCTCACGCCGGACATTCAGCGTTTCCCTGAAATCAGCACTACGGGCACGGATTGTCAGCCTGTCCGGGCTGCCGCTATGCTCTATTTCGTCAACGGTAAACTTACCTTTTGAGTACAGCGGCTCGCCTTTCCATCCCAGCGCCAGAGAAATCACTGCGCCACGACGCGGCATAATTACCAGGCCGTCGGCGTCGTCCAGCTCCAGATCAAGCTGGTCAGCTTCAAATCCGCGGTTGTCGGTCAGTGTCATACCCAGCAGACGTTTATCCAGCGTCTGCGTGGCATCTTTACCTTCAATCACGATCCGAAAGGCCGGGGTCTTGCTTCCGAGGTTGAGTAAATCAGCCATCTCGCTCACTGCAGCAACCCTCCTACCGTGGATCTGATGTTCCCTACTGCGGCGGCGGCAGAATCCTGCAGACTGCTAAGCTGATCGCTCAGACTGCCGAACATTTCAGACAGGGACTCATCCACCCGTTTAAGCCCCAGCGAAAACTCTATTTTCCTGGCTTCCCCACTGGCGAAAAACTCCGTTTTCGTCTGGTTAAGGCTCTCAATCACATACATGCCGTAGATAGTCCCACCACCCTCGATCAGCGGCCACGCCTTCCCCTGCTCTGCCATCAG